ACAAGAAGGCAAACACGTTTTTTGGCAACAAGCAAAAGAAAAAAGAAGCGTTTGAAAACTACAAAAAGGCACAGATGGAGCACACCAAGGCACTTGCAGAGCATTTGTCTGGCGGTCGCCCGTTCGTGCTGAACCCTTCAAAATATGGAAAGTGACGCCATGGACAACCTTGAACGCCGCTGCGTTGCCTTGCCGTTGACGATGGAAACCCGAGACGCCGGAAAGGCGTACATCGGGGGCTATGCGGCGAAGTACAACGTACGCAGCACGATGCTTGGCACGTTCCGCGAGCAGATCATGCCGGGGGCATTCACCCGCGCTCTCAAGGAGCAGGCGCACCCCGTCGTTGCCCTGTGGAACCATGATCCCAACTACGTGCTGGGCTCAACTCGCAGCGGCACGCTGACGGTGGACACGGATGACGAGGGCATGCGGTACAGCGTTGAGGTGCCAGACACGCAGTTGGGCAGGGATCTCTCTACGCTCATCGCTCGAGGTGACGTGTGGGGCTCAAGTTTCGCATTTGTTTTAGGGCGTGGCCCAAGTGCTGAATCTTGGGACAAGGATGAAGACGGCGTTGCGCTGCGGACTGTCCACGAAGTCCAAGGCATCTACGACGTTTCTCCAGTTCTGACGCCAGCGTATGAGCAGGCCACCACTGGCGTGGCGGTTCGCAGCTATGAGCGGTTTCTACAATCGCACCGACCGGCGCTGAAGCTGCCGGAACTTCGACGGGACGCGAAGTCAGAGAAAGCGATTCGTAGGTTTCTGAGGCAGCATGGCCACAAAGTCGGGTGATGTTTGCGGCCACTGCCGCTCTGCACGTCTTGGCGTGTATGCGTCTGTGGAAAAGGCGAACGTCTGCACGCGGTATCTGCGGTGCCCAAACTGCCGGCACACCGCCAAGCAATGCGTGAAGTCGTGCGACATACGCCGACGCTCGTTACCTAACTAGGTAACTACTCAACGCACGCAATCTGCAAGGAGTGCCCGGCCCGGCTCTACCGTGCGAATAGGTCACCACCTACCGCACACAGGAGCCACGCACATGGCCGCCAGCAAGGTCAAGGAACTTCTCGACGAACTCGCCGCCACTCTCGCTGAGCTCGGCATGCTCGATGAAGAGGGCGCTGCGGAAGAGGCTGGCGAGAACACGGACGGCACGCCCGTTGAAGGCGAGCGATCCGCCGTTGAGGCCGTTGAGGCCCGGCAGGCGAAGTACGACGCCCTGCTTGCCAAGGCTGAGCGGATCAAGGCCGCGATTGCCAAGAGCGAGGCCGCTGAGGCCCGCAAGGCTGAACTGCTCAAGGTTCTGCACCGCGCTGCACCCGTGGAGACAACCGACGTGAAGCCCCGCATTGAGCCGATTTCGACCCGTGGCTACAAGTCCGGCATTTTCGAGTCGCCCGAAATGGCGCACCGCTGCGGCCAGTGGCTCAAGGCTCACTTCGGTGACCGGAACGCCCGGCAGTGGTGCTCGGACCACCTCGGCACTGAGTACCGCGACATGGGCGGCCAGGTGAACAGCCTCGGCGGCAACCTCGTGTTTGAGGACTTCAGCAACACCATCATCCGACTTGTCGAGAAGTTCGGCGTGGCGATGAATGTTTTTCAGAACGTCACCATGTCGAGCGATACCCTTCTCGTCCCGCGCAGATTGACGGGCGTGTCCTCGTATTGGCTGGGTGAAAACTCCACCATCACGACGAGCGACCCGACCGCGACGATGGTGCAGCTGGTTGCCAAGAAGCTGGCGTGTGCCACGAAGGTTTCTAACGAGTTGCTTTCCGATAACGCAATCTCTGTCGCATCGTGGCTGGCCCAGGAATACGCCACCTCGCTGTCTGCCGCCATCGACGATGCGGCGTTCAACGGAACCGGCACCAGCACCTACGGCGGCATCCGTGGCCTCGCCCAGATTGACGATGGCACGCACACCGCTTCGATTCAGTCGGCCGCGACCGGCAACACCACGGTTGCCAGCCTGGACATTGATGACTACGTGGCCTGCCTCGCCAAGCTTCCCCGCTACGCGATCGGCACCTCGGCTTTCTACATGCACCCGAGCGTCTATCACAACAGCGTGCAGCGTCTGATGCTGTCGAGTGGCACGGCTGGCAGCGGCACCATCGGCGCTCTGTCGGGCGGCAACACTGCGGCCAATCTCGCCCAGGGCACACCCAACACGTTCCTTGGCCTGCCTGTGGTGTGGGTGCTCAAGATGAACTCTGCTCCCACCACTGGCCAGATCGCGGCCTACGTTGGTGACCTGTCGCTGGCCGGCATCATGGCGGTGAAGTCCGACATGCAGGTTGCGACGAGCACCGATCGCTACTTTGAAGCGGATCAGACTGCCTTCCGTGCGATTCAGCGGCTCGACATCAATGTGCATTCGCTCGGCTCAACCACCGAAGCCGGCCCGGTTGTGGCTCTCAAGCTCGCCTGAACCTGACTCACCCTTCCCTGGAGAACTTTGAACCATGAACCATGCCAGCGGTAATAAGAGCGTGACGAAGGCTGCGGCGAGCGTCGCGGCTTCGGCCACGCACTCGCACGAGATCGACACGCTCGGTTTCAAGTATGCGGCCATTGACGTGATCTTTAGCCCGTTCACGTCTGCCACGTCGGCTTACGCCAGCGTGCTGAAGGTGCAAGAGTCGGACGCCAGCGGCTCAGGCCAGGCTGACATCAGCGGCCTTTCGGTGACGGCTGGTGCCGGCAGCACAACCGGCGCGAACGTCGGTGCTGTGGCTCGGTTCAACATCGACCTGCGTGGCCGCAAGCGCTACCTGACGGTTGTGACGAGCCCCGGCAACACGGTGGCGGTTGTTACCAACGCCCGGCTGACCAAGGCTGAGCAGGCTGCGTACGACGCCACCACGGCCAACGTGAACGACTACAAGTCGCTCTGACGCTTGACGCCAATAGTAAAACGCCCAAGAGCGGGCGGCTGGGTTCGCCCGGCCGCCCGTTTGGCGTTTACCAAGGAGCACTTGTGAAGTTTCGCGTTGGCAACATCGAGCACGATCTGCGAGTTGAAGCGGCGTTCTCTGTACCCCGCTTAGGCTTTCAAGACAACTTCTTCTGCACGATGCAGTCGCTGCTTCCGCTGAACATTCGCCCTACGAAGTTCACGGGTGCCTTTTGGGAACAGTGCCTAGATCGCGTCCTGCTGGACATGATTGAACGCACCGACTGGGTTCTGGTGGTGGACTTCGACAGCGTGTACGAGGCCGACACCATCCAGCGGCTGATGACGGCGGCCCTGATCAGCGGGTATGACGCCGTGGCCCCGCTGCAGACTAAGAGAGACGAGGGCGTGCCTATGTTCACGCCCGAGGGCCACGACGGCACCATTGGAACCGTGCAACTGCCAAACGCATGGTTTGAGGCGGTGATTCAGCCCGTTGAAACTGCCCACTTTGGCTGCACGCTCATTCGCTCGTCAGCACTCAAGCGGACGGCAACGCCTTGGTTTCTCGGCACGCCCCGGCCGGATGGGCACTGGGGTGACGCCCCTGCCGGCGAAGTGACGCGGACAGATCCGGATATTCACTTCTGGCGGCAGTTCAAGGCCGCCGGCAACACGCTTGGCATCGCCCCGCAGGTGGCGATTGGCCACGCGGAACTCAAGTTCACTTGGCCGGGAAGAGACCTCAAACCCGTCTACCAATCGCCTAGCGACTACTGGAACAAGGGTGGCCGCAGGCCGCCCGAGGCGTGGGGAAGCATCGAGCACGGAGAAATGAACGCATGAGAGATGACCAAGCCCGTATCCGGTTCGTGCGGCCCTACCAAGCGTACAGGCGTGGTGACGTGATCGTGATGGACAAAGGGCCTGCCAAGAGCCTTGTGCTGCATGGCTACGCCGTCAATCACGTTGAGGAGCAGCCATTGCTTGAGGTGGCGACCGTTGAGCACCGCGACGTGGAAACCGCAGACGCACCGCGTAGGAGAAAGCGCCGATGAGATACCGCAGCCTCGTACGTGCCACTGAGCCGGCCAGCAACCCGGTGACGCTGGCAGAGGCAAAACTGCACCTACGCATTGACTCCACCGACGACGACGCCCTCATTGGCAACCTCGTCACGGCGGCTACCCGCTGGGCAGAGGACTACTGCGACCGGACGTTTTGCAATACGCGGTGGCAGATGCGGGTGGATTCGTTCTACGGGGCCATCGGAAGCCCTGTGCAGTTCGGGTTGAAGGCGGACGGCAACAACATTGAAGGCCGGCAAGGCACCGTGCCGCAGTTGGATCTGGAGTTGCCACGTCCGCCGATGGTGACGGCCGGCACGGCCACCGCCGTCACGATCACGTACACGCCCGCCGTGAGCGGCACCACGGCCACACTGGACGCCACAACCTACCGAGTGGACCGTCAGGCCACGCCGGGGGTTTGTCGGCCGCTATACGGCCAGACGTGGCCCTCGCACCTCGTGGACCAGAACAGCGTCACTGTAACGTGGTGGGCTGGCTACTCCGCAGACGGCACGAGCGTCCCGGCCCCAGTTAAGTCCGCGATCTTGATGATCGTTTCGCACCTGTGGAGCAACCGTGACGCAGCCCAAGAATCGGCTTTGAACGAAGTGCCTTTTGGCGTCAAGGCGATGCTCGACACGCTGCGGTGGGGGAGTTATCGCTGATGACGCTTCCGGCTGGAAAAATGTGGACCCGCGTGACGATTCAGCAACCGTCTCCAACTGCGAACGAAGTTGGCGAGCCGGTGCTGACGTGGTCAACCTTCGCCACCGTGTGGGCTGACGTGCAGCCGCTGTCGGCTCGAGAGACTGAGCGGTACGCCGAAGCAATTGGCTTTATGAGCCACAAGGTTCAAATTCGTTATCTTAACGGGCTCACGTCAGCCATGCGGATTGTGTACCGAACCAGAGTTCTTGAGATCGGCCAGATAACGGAACAGGACAGGCTATGGCGTCAGGAAATAATCTGCACTGAAAAAAGGGACGCATCTTTCGTACCCACTGTCCCATCTGCTCCAGTGATTGAGGAGGCTAAAGACGAAGGGCCCATTTCTTGGACAACTCCCAGTGATGGCGGCTCTGCTCTCACGTCATACAAGCTCTACAGAAACGGTGCGCAGGTCGAGCCTGACGACCTAAACAATCCGTGGACGCAATCTAGTTGGGATACGTATGCAGTCGGGTCCGTAATGCAAGTCCGCGCCGTAAACGCCGTTGGCGACGGGCCGCTTTCAAATCCGGTTACGGTGTCATGAGAAACACGCCATGAGCCTTCCCGAAGCACCAGAAGCTTTTCTGTACGCCCGGCTGACGAGCCAGACGGCTGTATCGTCGCTCATCAGCACGCGAGTGTATCCGCTCATTGCCCCACAGGGCACGCCCCTGCCGCTTGTCGTGTACCAGCGGACTGCGGTGGAGCGTCCGCAGTCGCTCGCCGGCAACGTCGGCAATCCCGTGGTGACGCTGCAGCTGACCACCTACGGCACGTCGTACACGTCTGTGAAGTCTATTGCTCGAGCGGTACGCCTGGCGGTGGACGGCTGGACGGGCACGACGGCAGGCGTGACGATCCAGCGGAGCACGCTACAGACTGAGGCCGATGGCGTGGACTTGCCTGCCGATGACCAGATGCTGCCGTACTACTCGGTACAGCAAACGTTTGATTTCCGAATCAATGAGGCGACGTAATGGCACGCGAAGTCACGTTCAAGATCAACACGACCCAGAAGGATGCCCGCTGGCTCAAAGAAAAGGCGTTGGCTGCGGCCTTTCAGGTTGAGCCGTCTGAGGTGGTGGAGGCCGTAGAGCACGCACTGCAGCCTGCCCTGTGGGCTCTTCGCAAGAACGTCTCAACGGTCAAGGCTCGCACTGGCAGGCTTCGTGCATCGCCTGGGACTGTGGTGCGGAAATATGGTGGCAAGTCCAGGCTCACGGTTGTGGGACTTGTTGGCTACAAGTCAGGCGTGGCCCCGCACAGCCCGTACCTAGAAC